CGGGGGACATAAGGTCGCCACACATAAGGATCCACATATGGTACGACAACACAAAATCTGTCCAAACCCTGTAAGTCTACTATAACTCTATGCAAAGCCGACGCCTTCGCCATTGTATCCACATCCAGCACACCATTATAATCTGCCGAAACTTCTAACTGACCGGTATGTCCAGATGCTTTAGAAAACACAAACGTGAAAACCATGTTCCGGAACCTATTATACGCGTGCATTGCTGCAACATGTGTTCCTGGAGACTTATGAGTCTGTATTCCAATCCCATTGTCTTTCACGATTCCAACATCAGCAACATACTGACCAACAATACCTGTAGTCATAGGTGTGATCTGTATCTGATCTATAAGAAGGGGCCTCCTACCAATGTGCTCAACATTCATAGGATCTCCTGTGGTCTCAGGAAAAGTTCCTGGATGCGGTACTATTCCTGCGCCCTGAGTTAAAGCAAAACTCTGGGCATTATCAACACCTATTCCGTGCATCATACCATATCCAAACTGCTCCCTAATTTGTGATGGCGCAACCTCAGACGCAGGCTTACTCATCCCCATCATATCCATTACACTACTAACAGCTCCATTAGCACTCTTCACACACCCGTGCAACGTACTCAACATCCTGCTACTCACACTTAGGGCACTCTCCTTGGTCCCACGATTCATGCCAAAAGCCTGAGGGGCTACATTCCACCCCGTCAGTCCTCCTTGCATGATTCTCGCGTCCAAAAGTGATGCCCAAATTTGAACTCTGGCCGACGTGGCCGCAGTGGAAGCCAAGGCATTCATCACCAAACAATTTACTGTTACAAAATCCATCATCTTCTTCTCACTAGCGGTGGAATACGCATCACTCCTCATCCAACTAATCTCTCTATTGAAGGGTATATCCAGCACAGCTTCTGACTTCGCTCCAGCACTCAATATTGCATGTGGACCTGTACTAGCGACGTGTACGTCGCCTGGGACATAAGCCATAGGCGACCCAGTTATCATTAAACGTCCAATTTGGAGGTATGTAGAAAACACCGTAATCATGATCCTAACTCCTACCACACCTCCAACTGTATTAAACAGTTTGGCCTGCGCGTTGGGATTGTTATCATAATAAGCACTGGGCATATCAACCTTAAACAAAGAAATATTTACAGCATCAGTAGATCTCCAATTCACCTCTCCAATGAGCATAGGTCTCGTCCAATACTGATTCGTCGGCGCTTCTTCCATAACCTGATCTCTGAAGCGCTCTCCTTCTCGCATATTATACGAATCCACCTCAACATCCGTAATTCTGGTCTTTGCCGTCATCTCTTCTCCTGGCTGTGTCTCTTCCATCACCTGCTCATGCGTCATACTTTCCTCCTCATTACTCATGGGCTCCTCCTCCATTGGTACCTTATCCATTGTACCTGATTTGAACATTTGTAACTCTACAGCGGCCGATGATAATCTGTCACCAAATGAAATCCTGCGACTCGCAACTTCCAACCAAGCTCCAACTCTATCCAACAATTCTGACATACTCTCGCTACCTGCCACTCTCCGACACATCTTCGCATATTCACAGTACTCCCTATTATCCTCAACCTCTAGGAACTTGGTCTCACCACTGAAATACAAGTTCCCCAGGAAGTAATAATAGTCTTCCTCGTTATACCGAGTAGCCTCAATAATAAACGTAACCACTTGGTTCATAAATGAGACAATACTCTTGTTAGTAACCATCTGCAATGACTTAACCAACCTCGGTTCCGCCAACCTCATAGTCGGACCATAATGTACATGGTCTTCAAAGTGGCGTCCACAAAAGGGGGCATCAGTGAACGCTCCAACGTTCTCCGTTTTCATTGTGAATCCATAGTGCTCACAAGACTCGCGGTAATACACCATCATCTCATCTGCCAACTCCTGCGTTGTAAAACCGAACTTATGATCATCACCGAACATCATGGGCACAAATTTCCCACCTAACATAGAATCACCAGGCACGGTCCCACGAAACTCATGATACCTAACTACCATCTCACACTGTACTTTCCACAGTGTGAAACAGTTGATTATCAATGTAAGCAGACAGCCGGAAGCTAAAGCACCTGGCGATCTAAAGATGTAATCCTTATAGACAAATAGTCCGAACATAAGTTCTC